GATATTTATCAATTAGAATTTCAAAAAGCTTTATGTGCATGGTGGATAGGAAGATCTCAAGAAGCTAGAGACGGATTTTTAAATCTTGTTAACAAAGGAACTACTTTAGATGAAAAATATAAACAATTAGTACAAACTAATATTACATCTTTAGGTTCAGGACCTGACCCTTTTTTAAGATACCATAAAGGATTTTACGAAGCATTACGATACAAATTTCCAGGAGCAGAAAACATTGAAAAAAACTATTCTCAAACTTATCAAGATATGTTTACTCTTTCTATGCTTAATGGTAAAAGAAACGGTAAGTATTTTGAAATTGGTGCAGCCGATCCTTTTTATGGCAGTAATACTGCATTGTTAGAAGAATTTGGGTGGACAGGTACATCTTTAGAAATTCTTCCACATGAAGTAGACAAATTTAAACAGCATAGAAAAAATGAAATCATTTTATGTGATGCTACTAAGTTTGATTACTCAGTACTTAAAGGACATATTGATTATTTACAAGTAGATTGTGAGCCTCCTAAAACAACCTATGATATTCTTACAATGCTTCCTTGGGATCAGTGTACTTTTGGGGTTATAACATACGAACATGATTACTATACAGATGTAACTAAATCATACAGAGAAAAATCTAGAGAATTCCTTTATAGTAAAGGGTATGTGTTAGTTGCAAGTAATATTGCACCGAATGATTCATGCCCATATGAAGACTGGTGGGTACATCCTAAACATGTAGATAACCAAGTTTTATTACTTATGAAATCTAAGGAAGCTGATATTCAACATGCTGAAAAATATATGCTAGGAAAAATTTAATTTTAAACAATGTAACTAAGCTTATTTAAAGTTATAACCTTATTTTAAAAAAAAATAATTTAAGGTTGGTTCATATTATTTCATAAATAAATACTAAATTTGTTTTTGTCTAATAAACAGACGATTGCAAATTATGAAATATTTAGTTATATTTTTTTTAATATTAGTTAGCTGTAGTCCCGTAAAAAGGTTTCACCGCCTTATAGAACGGAATCCAGAGTTAATTACAACAGACTTTATCACGTTAGTTGATACTGTTCAGATTGTTATTCCTAAAGTTGAGGTAGATACAGTAGTCAAAGTAGAAAATCTTCGTGACACTATTACTATTCAAAAAGAACAGTTGACGGTTAAAGTTTGGATGAAAGGTGACGAAGTGTTTATTGAAGGAGAATGTGACACAGTTATTGTTGATAGAATTATAACACGTAAAATACCAGTACGTTATTACGAAAAGAAAAAAGGATTTTTATTAGAATTTTTTACAAGAGGAGTAGGCTTAACAGTCTTACTCCTTTTTTTAGTTTTCCTATTTTACAAATACTTCTTAAACAAAAAAAGATGAATGAGGTTTTTCAATATGGTTTATCCACAGCTGTAGTGATTATTGGTTATTTTTTACGAATAGTCCATAATGATGTTAGAAAAGCAGTAGAAGATACTGGAAAATTAAAAGGTAAAATTGAACTTGTTGAGCAAGAAAATAGATTGAAGTACCAGCAAATACTTGAAACTACTCAACTTGAAATTAGAAACTTAACAAAAAACATAGGGGATTTAACGGAGGTTGTAAAAGAGATAATGATTAAAATCAATAAGTGATGGATACAACAGCAGTAGCAACAGGGACTCCAGATTTTGGAATCTTTGCACAGTTAGGAAACTATGGTCCTTTGGGATTAGCAGCGTTAGCATTAGGATATGTAGCGTGGATTTTCATTAAGAGACATCTTGCTGAAAAAGATCGACTTAAACAAGATTACAAGCCTAAAAGAAAAAGAAAATGATACTTCAAGCAGACTTCGGTATGTTTCAAACTCTAACAGACTATGGTGTGTTAGGGTTTGCTGTTTTAGCTCTTGGGTACTTAGTTTGGCATTTTCTTCAAAAACTTATGAAGAGTGAAGAAGAATATCGAAACCGAGTAGAGGAGTTAGAAGGACAGTACCGTGAAGATTTAGAAAAGAAGTTAGAAGAAAGTACTTCTAATTCAAAAAGTTTAAAAGAAACTATCCTAATGTTTTTAGGAAAGAAAAAGTAAACTATGAAAAAGAAAAAAGGAATATTATTAGCAAGTGTACTAGGCTTTCTAGCATTACTATTTCTTCAAGTATTTTCTACAGGACACGGTCACGTAGTAGTTGTAAAAAAGAATGGAGTATTGACAGAAAAGAATACAACATTGACTAAAAAAAATAATACTTTGACTAAAAGTGTTTCTACACTTAAATCTAAAAATGCTGCATTGGTAGAAGAAAAAAAAGCATTAGTAGAACAAGTAGCAGAAGTAACTCAAAGTTTAGATAGTACAAAAGAAGTAGCAAAAGAATTAACTAAAGAACTAAAAGATGAAAAAACTACTAATAGTATTTCTAATGGTCGTGAGTTCGAGTTTGACCCAATCAAACTACCCGATTCAGAAAATAATTAATGGAGATACATTTGTTGTATTAACAAAAAAGCAAGCTGATGACATCAACACAATATTTGAAAGTCAGAAATATAAAATTGCTTTGTACAAACGAGAAATTAAACTAAAAGATAGTTTATTAGAATTTGTTCGTACCGATACAATTATTGATTCTATTATTGATACAGAGTTTACTCAGCGTTTAGATTTAGTGGAAACTTGGATATTTGAAACTGCAATTGATGGAGCATGGATTTATTATTCCTATGAAGACTCAAGTATTTATTCAGTTGATTTAAGCCATTATTATATTAGAAAAGATGATTTAACAGGAGATTTAATGTTTTACAGAGCAGATAAACCTTTTGATACAGATAAAAAAGAAGCTCCAAGAAAAAACTGGAGTAATGAAATTATTAAACCAAAACGACCAAAGGTCACAAAAGCACCATTATGAGAAAGTTTTTTAGAGAGTTAATTAGTGATGATAACAACATTAATGAACAAGCATTTGTAGGAGTAGTTTCTTTTTTTGCTATGTTAGCTGTGCTATTAGTAGATGTAGTAACAGGAGCATACGGTAAGGAATTAATTATTAAAGAATTCATTTATGATGGTTTTTTAATTCTTACAATTTCTGCATTTGGAATTAAAGTAGCAGGGAATATAATCAACAAGAAAAAATGAGTTTAAAAGGTTTACAAACAAAAATCGGTACAACTGCTGACGGCGCATTTGGACCAGGTACACTAAAGAAAGCTGCTGAGTTTTATAAGTTAACCCCAGAGCGTGCAGCACATTTCTTCGCGCAACTTGCACACGAGACAGGTGAGTTTAGGTTATTTAGTGAGAACTTAAACTATTCGGCAGATGGCTTAAAAAAGACATTCCCTAAATATTTTCCTACAAGTATACTAGCTAATGCTTATGCTCGTAATCCAGAAAAGATTGCAAGTAGAGCTTACGCTAATAGAATGGGTAACGGAGATGAGGCTTCTAAAGATGGATGGAAGTTTAGAGGACGCGGTGCTATTCAGTTGACTGGTAAATCTAACTATCAAAACTTCGCTAACCATATCAAGAATCAAGAGGTCATGACTAACCCAGATTTAGTTGCTTCAGAATACGCTTTTGAATCTGCATTATTTTTCTTTGATAGAAACAAGCTATGGGACATTTGCGACAATGGAGTTACTTACGCTACGATACTTTCATTGACTAAACGTATAAATGGGGGTACCAACGGGCTCTCGCATCGCGCAGAATTAACTAAAAAATATTACGGATGGCTAAAGTAAAAGAAACTGGTGGCAAACAAATTACTATTAAAGTAAGTAGACCAGGCGTTCACAGTAAAACCAAAACCTCAAAAAGTAAAAGCTCTAAGAATTACAAGAAAGCTTATACTGGACAAGGTAGATAATATTAAAAATTAATTGTACATTTGCTATTATGTTATCGTTATATGACCTACATGCACAGATTGATGAATTACTAGCGATTAACTCGGTAGAATCATCCTTTTCTTATGAGCTCTACACAGACCTCATCAATGAACAACGTGCCCTATTTATTAGAAACGAATATAATAAGAATCGTACAATCGACCCTTATGTTATTCAGGACCTAAATTGCATAGAGTTAGAATTAGTTGACCCTATCCAATGCTGCGTTTCCGTTCCTACTGGTTGCAAATTATTACGCACTAAAAAACAAATCCCAAATACTATTGAGTATTATTTTACAAAAGGAATTGTTTCTGTAGGATCTGCTGATATAACTAAGCCAAGATTTTTAATGATTGACTACTCAAGAGTACCTTACGTAGGACACGGTAGAACAACTCAAAAAACTATTTATGCTTTCTTATATGACAAGTATTTATATGTTTTCAGTAAAGATTCTACACATTTACTTATGACTAACATTACTGTTAGAGGAGTATTTGAAAATCCTACGGAATTAGGAAACTTTACTAATTGTCAAGGACAAGGTTGTTGGACACCTGCTTCTCCATATCCACTTAATCAATGGATGTGGGCATACATGAAGCAAATGATATTACAACAACTAATGCAAAAAATGCAACAGTTTCCTTTGGATGATGCAAATAGTGCAGAGGATAATAAAACAGAAAACGTAAGTGGAGGAAAATAAAGATTACTTAAAAAGGGGTAAAGGTAAACTTACAGGAGAGGTAAAACGATACCACTTCTTTTTACATTACAAAAACAACTGCAAAGAAAAGCAAGTCTCTGAAAAAACTTACAGAGCTTTTTTAAAAGATTTGCTTTCTACATACAGTACAGAAATAGTTACTACAGGTTTAGAATTAAAACTAGTAGGATTAGGAAGGATTAGAGTAAGAACTAATCCTTTACATTATTTTGACAAAGAAGGTAAACGGTCAAAAGGGTTAAGACCTAATTGGCAAGCTACTTGGGAATTTTGGGAAAAGAAATATCCAGGATTAACAAGGCAGCAAATTACCGAGATTGATAATAAAACAGTAATCTTCCACGAGAACGAGCATTCTCAACAGGAATTTTACGAGCACTTTTGGGATAAGATAACTAGTCAGATGAAGTTTAAGACTTTTTACAAGTTTAAACCTGCTAGACAATATTCCAGATTAATTGCTCAAGTAGTAAAGGATAAAGACAGAAAAGTATTTTATTATGGACAATGAATTAAAAATGAACGAGGAGTCTTCAACAGGAGTAGAATCAACAGTTCGAATTACTCGTAAAGAGTTTGAGGACGGAGGCTACGAAGAAACTCGTGTAGAGCAAGTAGACGGAGGTTTTATTAAAACTTTCTGTACTCGTAAAAAAGTTAATGGGGAGTGGGTTTACAAAGATGAAAAATCTGTAAGCGTAGAAGACCCAATGAAAGACAATTCTACAGAAGGAATTGCAAATAGATTAGAATCAATTCTTAAAAACTTAGGATAATGTATTCAGGAAAAACCGTTTCATATAAAACCATTATAGATAAAGCTATTAGAGATTTTGGCTTTAACTATGACATCAGCGAGGAAGAGGGTGTTGAATGGTTAGCAGAGTTTATGGCCCATACTAACGTAGGTGTTACTATGGAAAATAAAATTGCATATTTGCATGTATGTGACGGTAGATCCGATTTACCTTTTGACTTACATAAAATTGTGCAAACAGTAGTAATCGAAGGTATTGAATCATTAGAAGAAGCAGAATGTGGTAAAGGAAGAATGGCCCCAATGCGTTGGGCTACTGACCACTTTCATGGAAGATACCATAAAGACGACAGAGACTACACTTCAGAATCTAGAGAGACTTATACAGTGGGGCAAGGATATATTTTTACCTCTTTTTCTGAAGGATTTTTAGCAATGGCTTACGAAGCTATTCCCACAGATGATTGTGGGTACCCTACAATTCCTGCAGAACAACAATGGTTGGAAGCAGCAGCTCATTTTGTAGCTCATAGAATTGCACGTAGATTGTGGATACGTAACGAAATTAGTTCTGACAAATATCAAATTATCGAAAGAGATAAAGAATGGTATTTTGCTCAAGCGGTTAACCACAGTAAACAATGGCATAATGTAGATGAAGCAGAAAGTGTTAAGAACTCAGTTTTAAGAACTATTCCTGACGTACAAGCACATGCATCATTCTTTGCTAATATGCAACTTCCTGAGCAACGAAAGTTCCGTCCTAAAGCAGGTACAGGTTTAATCTCAACATTAAACACTACTGCTTCTATGACAGCTAATCCAAATTCTAGTACATCAACAAATCCTTAATCATGGAAGGACAAGTAAATGCATACCAAGGCTTAAATAAAGATATGGGATACGATGCTATCCCTAACAATCTTTATATTGATGCTGTAGATATTCGTATTACTACGGATAAAGGAGAGTCTATGGGCTCTTTTACAAACTTAAAAGGTAATGAACAATCATTTACTATTCCTCAAACAGGTGCACAAGGTATTGCAGAGATTATAGGATTTGCTACTATCAGAAATAAAATAATTGTTTTTGTAGCAGATGATTCAGGAAATAACGGTTGGATATATTTAGTAATGTACGACCCAGGAACAAGAGTTATTCTTCCTGGTTATCCGCAATTATTAAAGTTTGATGCTAACTTTAATTTTAAAAAGAGTTGGCCAATAAAAGGATTAGGTCGTTACGAAAACGAAAAACTTCAAAAAGTTTACTGGCTAGATTATAATAACTACTTTAGAAGTATTAACATTGTAGACCCTAACTTATCAACTACAAGTTTAGGATTAATTGATATTTACCCTGATATTACTTACACGCAACCATTACTAAAAGCGGTAAACGGTGGAGGAGCAATGTTAGCAGGTAGCTACCAAGCAGCATTTAGATTAATTACATCGGACGGTAAACAGACTTTAGTTTCTCCTCCAAGTAATGTTTTCCATATTGTACAAGATTCTGAATCTTCTATTCAATCTGCAATGTACAATGGAGATATTCTTGATACTGTAAATACTGGCAAGTCCATTACTATTACTATTGACACATCTCTGTATGCAAGTTACGAAAGTATAGAACTTATTATTATACGTCATACAACAGATGTTGGACTACCTATTATTACTAGTGCAGAAATTAAAGCAATTGGGGCAAATACTTCAATTGATTTTATTTACACAGGTATAGAAATTACAGAATACATTCTAGAAAACTTAGATTACATTAGAAAAAACTTTGCATTCAAGACTGCTAAAACTTTAGCACAAAAAGATAGTTCAGTAGTTCTTTCTAATATAAAAGAATCATCTTTAAGTATTCAGGACTTATTAGAACCTGGAGAAACTTTTGATGCTTCTACATACCGTTACAGAAACTTTGACGGACTCATTGAAGCAAATGCTACTCCATATAACTTGGAGTACAATAAAGACGCTCAATGGGACCCTACTTGGCACGAATCCGAGCAATGGAAATACCAAGCAGATGGATTAACTCTTGGAGGACAAGGTGTAAATATTTCTTACGGATTTCACTTAGAACCTTTTACATTAGATGGTTCAACAAGTCCAGGAACAGCAAACGTAGCAAATATTCCAGATGCTACTCACAACCTTTCTGACGGTTACAGTTATCAATATAATAGCACTTTTCCAAATGCGGCTTCTCCATTTATAACAGGATTACTTCGTGGGTACAAACGTGGAGAAGTTTATCGTTTTGGTATTATATTTTATACTAAAAAAGGAGAAGCTACTTTTGTTGAATATATTGGCGATATTAAATTTCCAGATATTTCTGAAACAGATAAAAATAATAATTTATCAGGAAGTAAATATTTTCCATTAAGTAAAGAAACAGGTTCTGTTACGACAGGATATGCTTTAGGAATTAGCTTTAGAATTAGTTTTGCTTCTTGTCCATCTATTGTAAACGAAATTGAAAGTTTTCAAATAGTAAGAGTTAAGCGAGAAGAAAAAGATAAGAAACGTCCTACACAAGGA